TGATAAATTCCCTCTTACCGCATTTTTTGCAGACTGAAATAACTTCCGTGTGTTTCTCATACGCCTCATATTGCAGCTTTCCTTTAATTAAATTAAAAAAATGCAAAATTTTATGCAGCATGATATTAACCCATGGCCGCTTGTCTATCAGAATAACCAAGTTGTTGCGCTGTCTGGTCTTGATTCTGAGGCCTATACATGCCAACTATTGGAGACTCGTTATTAATTTCTGATTGAGTTTCTTCGATTGTTTTCTCTTCGTCGACAATTCCAGCTTTTTTTGCCATATCGAATAAATCTTTTGATGAAACTATCCCTCTGTCGAATAGCTGTATTGCTGCTGTAACAGCGACGGGGTCGGCAATATATTTAAAAAATTCTTGGTTTAAGTAATATTCAATGTCTGAGCCATCCTCTGCAACCTGAACGTTTTCGAAAATTGAAGCATAATAAATTAGCCGTTCAGTACCGAACCCCACGTTTTTCGCCATTTTTTGTAACACACTTGTTTCTGCACCTTCACGCATTCTTGCGGCTTCAGCGGTTTCATTTCCTGCTTTAGTCATAATTAATTGCGCGCCGACTTTGGCCGCTTGGTCTTCTTTACCTACCATTAATATATTATTAAATTGTGAGTCGGCTAACTGTGTATAAGTAGCTGAACCATTAACGCCGAGAAAAAGGCCGCGCCTCGAGCCGACTATTAAATCTTTGCCGCCCAATGCTTGGGTAAACTGTTCTTGCGACATATCGCTACACACCACTAGCATTGGCTGACCGATTATGTGCCCTGTTTCTTCCAAATTAGCAGAGTTTTTGTAATGGCCGATGTTTAGTACTGCTAAATCGTACATAGGAGGCTTGTCAACATTAGCGTCATTATTTTTTGCACCCATAAAAACAAAGGGTATTTCAGTCCAAGTACTGCCGTCTCCTTTCAACGGGATATGTTCACTTATCAGTTTTTCTTCATCATCAAAAACTTGCTGAACATATGTGCCATTTATTAACCTCAGCACTCGATATTGTTTCTGTTCTGACCACGACAAATCATCGTTTAAAACGCTGTTACATTCTTTTAAAGTAACTAGAGAGAGAACGAGCCTTCCGTTAATTCTTTCTTGCGCCCAATTTATAATACTGGCAGCGTCATATTTGGAAAACCTAGCGTGTATATTATTCATTTGCACGTCTTTTATTGTTGTACGTTCTTCGCGCGACGGATAATCGACAAGGACACCGACACGCCCGAGTTCAAGGACTTCATCTAAACAATTTTGAGCAAAATCTTTTAGTTTGAAGCCTTCGGGTGTAGCGTCATCAAGTAAATACTGAAGCTTTAGTGGAATTTTATACTGCGGGTCTTTATCAAAAATCCTTCCAGAAAATCCCTCTTTGGTTCTTGCTGTAAAATTTAAAAGGATTGCGTTTGCCTTATAACGCTCTGTTCTTTCTTTGTCATTTTTATCGATAGGAACTAGTTTATCTTGTATATTGCTATCAATTACAGATTTTACAATCTCCCATTTGTCGCAAAATTTTAAATATTGCGGATGTTTGCTGCTAACTGCCATAATATTTTTTCCCTATAAAAATTTAAACGGTATCGTAATAACCGGTTTATTAATCGGCCGCTCATATGCTATGACATAACCGAATGCATCTAATTGGTGGTCAATCCCTTGCGATTTATCGGGCTGCCCGTTTTTGTCGTATGCCTGTTGCTCAAGTGCAGTTGTCAGGCTCGGACAGTTTTTAACATTCACATATAAATATTTTTTCTGAAATCCTATGTTGACTGCTGCAACGCGGTCTTTAACAAACGGGTTTGTCTCTTTATAGCGCGCTTCAATTCTGTGCTGACGAATCGTTGCAATATCACTGATGCTCGCCCCGCTGCTTGTATGTCTGTTCTTGCCTGAGCTATCCGGATAAATAATCATATTGTTTCGTGGGAACGTCTCTTTTAAAGTTCTAAGCATCGAGCCTGTGTCATAGCCATTTAAAAATTCCCTTACCGCATGGAAACTATCTCCTCGTTTAACAAAAACAATTGCCGCCATTTTGTCTATGTTAAAATCCATACCGATATATAAAAGCTCGCCGTCTAAAACATCCTCGAATGAATTATTTTCAGTCCTTGAAAAACTTCGATATACAGTGCCGGACGTTAAATTAACAAAATGCCCCTCAATGTATGCCTCGATTAATTCCGCGGGGTATGTATCCTTCAGTGCTTGTATATAGTCATCATCAATATAAGGGTTCGTATACGTCGCAGCTCTTATGTACTGATAGTCTGGATTATTTGAATTAGCCCACTGGCTATATACAAATTTAAAACCCTCGGGCGTTGTGTACACGCTTGCTTTGTTCCTTCCTTCTGCCGGTATTTTCTGCCTGCAACGGGCGATTATTTTTTGCCAAGCTTTTTTTGCTTTGTCGAATGGCATGATATCCAGCTCATCGACATGCGCCCTATAAATCTCATAACCGACTATCCGTTCTGGTACGTCCATTGTGTCCAGTTTAAAATTGCCGCACTGCGCAGAGTAAGTATAAATAGTGTTGTACTTACTGTTGTATTTATGCTTAATGCCAAAATCGTCTAACGTGTTTTGCATCGTCGGCACTAAAATATCCGACACCAGCTTAAATGTTGGCTCATAAAGCCCTATCAATGCGCGGGGGTGCGCCAGAGCATCCCGTATCGCATTAATCGCCAGCGTCTTAGTCTTCCCTGAGCCAAACCCGCCGATAAAAGCCGGAAACCGGCAAGGCAAAGACATAAATTCATGCTGCGGCTGCGTCAGCTTTATTGTCAGCATTAGCTTTTATATTGCTTGGCAAAACTTCCCACGTAATTTTTTGAATATTTTCTGTTCCCTGTTTCGCGTTTTTAATTTCAGCCATGGTTTTAATTGCATTTAATGCTGTGGAAAATTCGTCCGCGCTGATTCTTTTATTTTCGACAAGCTCCATTAATGCATTAACTTTTTGCTCGTCTGACATTTTTGAAAAATTAGGTATATGGAGAAGATTTTTTTCGCTTTGGTGCAGTCGTTGCTTGCCTAGCCATATCATGATTGTTTTGTCGCCCTGCATAGCCGATTCGTATTGCTTAGCTTTTAGGAGTGCATTACCCGACTGCCTTTTGCTCGCCATGAATTCATCAAAGTTTATTTTGTTATCTATCACGCAGTTGCGATACAGCGTTTCTTTGTCATAGCCAAAGTGCGCGGCGACTTCCACCCCCGAACATCCCGCCTGTAAAAATCTGCCGACCTGTTCCCAGTCAAACTTAACGCGTCGACGCCCGGCCACACCTTTCACTTTTTTCTGTCCGTTTTTGCTGATTTTTTTTTGAGCCATAGCGTCAGATTTGTTTTTGTCCAAAATTAACGATTTTATCAACAATATGATTAAATATTTTCATCAATTTATAATTTTGATGAATTAAAATTATCATATCTTTATGTACACTAACAGTCAACAATTATAACCATTATGTCAATAAATCTTTGCCACCCATAAATATTACAAAAAGTAAGCATTTACCTGTGGCGTTTACTTGCAAAATCGCTACACTTCGCTACACTTTAGAATATGAGATTAAGCTATTTTGGCTTAACAAACGGAGAAACAGAGATGAACATTATGCCCAGGCCAATAAAACCTAAATTACACATACAACCTTTTAACTTATCAGAAATTAACGTTTATGAAATCGCGGGAAGAAAAACTGTATCAGCAAAAATACGTACGCACATGGGGGAAATGTATATAACAGAGCAACTCTTACAATCAATTCAGGGTAAATATTACGTTAACAGACATAGCAGCGGGCATGACCATAAGTTTTTATTACCGATTTTTAGAGATAACATTTTCGTCGATTTAAAAAAAGATGTGGCCGAATATATCCCGACCAAGGAAATATACGATGCGCTAGATAGAGAAATTGATTTATATCATTAAAAGAGACGCAACTGGAGACATGCAATGATGAACTTTATAGAAACAAGATACGATATGATAAATTACTTAGCGATTAAGTATTTAGAAGAAGCTGGCGCGATTGATCCGGCAGAAACATTAATTAAAATAACAGAAGAGATATTGCATGAGCGCATAAAGCAATCTGAATTAAAATATCAGGATTTTAATGATGAACTATAAAGACCGAGTTGATATTTACTATATAAAGAAAGCAACGAAAAAAGACCGGCCGCTTTTATTTTCAAGAGA